TCATTGCCGAGCTGGTGCGCGAGGACTCCCCGGCCAACCAAGAGTATCCGTACGACGTGGATGCGCCCAACGGTCGCAAAGCCAAGTACGAGGACTACCGCCATGTAGAGATCATCCCGGTGTCTGATCCGAACGCCGCGACCATGAGTCAGCGGGTGGTGCAGTATCAAGCAGTGCTACAGCTGGCGCAGACGGCTCCCCAGATATACGACCTGCCAGAGCTGCATCGGCAGATGTTGAACGTGTTGGGTATCAAGAACATCGACAAGCTTGTGCCGACGGAGAAAGACCTGAAGCCGGTTGATCCGGTGCAGGAGAATCAAAACGTGCTGGCTGGCAAGCCCGTCAAAGCGTTTGCGTATCAGGACCACGAGTCGCACATAAAGGTGCACACGTCTGCGATGCAGGACCCGGTTATTGCCAAGCTGATGGGGCAGAACCCACAGGCTCAGATGATCATGGGGGCTATGCAGGCGCACATCGCGGAGCACATTGGCTACGCGTACCGTAACAAGATGTCACAGGCGTTGGGTGTACCGATGCCGAATTCAGAAGAAGGTCTACCACCGGAGATGGAGTATCAGCTGTCACAGATGCTGGCTGAAGCCGCTCCGCAAGTCTTGGCTGCTAGCCAAGCGATGGTTGCACAACAGCAAGCCCAGCAGAACGCCCAAGACCCACTGATTCAGATGCAGATGCAAGAACTGCAGCTGAAAGCCAAGGAAGTGGAGATCAAGGAGAAGAAACTGGCTGTGGATGCTGCTACTAAAGCAGACGAGATGGAGCTGAAACAAGCTGAGTTTGCTGCAAAACAGCAGTTAGAAGGCACGCGTTTAGGCGCGCAGATGTCGAACGACAAAGAAGCTGCTCGACGTGAAGACCACCAAAATGGTGTGCGTACTGGTTTAGAAATAAGCAAACAACGTATGCAGATGATGCAGAACCAACAACCGAAAGGGGGTAGCAAGTGATGATTCCCGTAGATGCTCTTCGGAGCAAGCTGCGCACTGACATGAACAACTACGCCGATGATCTAGCAAGCGGCGCGTGCAAATCGTATGACGAGTATCAGTATCTCTGTGGGGTGATTCGGGGTCTAGCTACTGCAGAGCGGCAATTAATTGACCTTGCAGAAGAACTGGAGAAGCAGGATGAGTGACATTGATATTGATGCAACGCAGCAAAGCGCAGAGGAAAAGGCAAAGCAACTGCCTCAACCAAAAGGCTACCGTATCCTTTGTATGGTCCCTCACATTGAGGCTAAGTACGAAGGTGGGCTGCTTAAGGCTGAGACAACTGTTAACCGGGAAGAATTGACCACTCAAGTGCTGTTTGTATGTGAGTTGGGCGATTTGGCTTACAAAGACGCTGCTAGGTTTCCAAACGGACCTTGGTGCAAAAAAGGCGATTTTGTTCTGACCCGCTCGTACGCCGGAACCCGTATGAAGATTCACGACCGGGAATTCCGCATCATCAATGACGACACCGTTGAAGCCGTGGTTGAAGACCCACGCGGCTTAACCAACGCTTAAGGAGGACTTATGGCAACAAGTAATGCAGGATATCAATTCCCGGATGAGAAGGATGCCCCGAGCGCTGAAAACGCTTCGGACGCTTCGGACATCGAAGTTTCAATCGAAGGCGATGTAGATATTGAGATCGCAGACGACACTCCGGAGCAAGACCGTGGCCGTAAACCCCTAGAGAAAGAGCCTGACGATCCCAAGGACGAAGAGCTGGCTACATACAGTGCCTCCGTTCAGAAACGTATTAAGGAACTAAGCCATGCTCGCCATGATGAACGGCGAGCTAAAGAAGCACTGCTGCGCGAACAGGATGAGATGAAACGTGTAGCTCAGCGACTTGTTGATGAAAACAAGCGGTTGAAGCAGTACGTCTCTACCGGAGAGCAGGCATATGCCGGTTCCATGAAGACGGCGGCAGAGGCTGAGTATGAGATGGCCAAGAAGCAGTTCAAGGAGGCGCACGAGTCTTTTGACGCGGATGCTTTGTTGGAGGCTCAAACCAAGCTCATGCAGTCCCAGATGAAACTGGAGAAAGTAAATAATTTTCGTCCTACCCCTTTACAAGATGACTTAGAAGGTGTAGAAACGACACAAACTGAACAGCCTCAAGTTCGCCCTGATGAGAAAACGCTGCGTTGGCAGCAACGAAATCAGTGGTTTGGACCTGATGACGAGATGACCGCCGTCGCGCTGATCGCGCATAAGCAACTGGTCCATTCGGGTATAGACCCGCGTAGTGATGAATACTTCGCGCAAATAGATGCGCGCATGCGTAAGCGGTTTCCGGACTTCTTCAACGAGAAAGAGGAACCTTCCACTCAGCCAACAGAAGTGCGTAAGGCTGCGACAGTTGTAGCTCCAGCAAGTCGTTCTAACGGACCGAAGAAGGTTACTTTGACTAGGACGCAAGTAGCTATTGCAAAGAAGCTTGGAGTGCCTTTGGATATGTACGCTAAACAACTTGCACAGGAGAACGCATAATGGCTGAGAACAGACTCGCTCGTGAACTCGAAAGTCGAGAGACTACACAGCGCAAAAAACCTTGGGCACCGTCCAGTTTAATTCCTGACCCAGCACCATCCAAGGGTTGGAAGTTTAGATGGATACGCACAAGCATCACAGGTCAAGCTGACCCTATGAACGTGTCGGCAAAACTTCGGGAGTTGTGGGTTCCCTGTAAAGCAGAAGACCACCCGGAGATGGAACTGTATAACGACCCATCGTCAACGAGCCGGTTCAAAGGCAACATTGAAGTTGGGGGCTTTCTGTTGTGCAAAGCACCGATTGAAGCTGTTGAAGAACGGAATGCGTACTACGCAAACCAGACTCAAGCTCAAGCCGAGGCTGTGGACAACACTCTCATGCGTCAAAGTGACTCGCGGATGCCGATCTTTAAAGAGCGGAGTTCCAAAGTGTCGTTTGGGCGCGGAACCACATAATCCATTAGGAGTTTCACATGGCATATCCGACTGTTGATAAGCCCTACGGCTTTAAGCCGGTGAACCTGCTGGGTGGCCAAGTATTTGCTGGCTCAACCCGTCAGATTCCCATCGAAAGCGGCTGGGGCACTGCAATTTTCTTTGGTGACGTTGTTCTGATGTCCGCATCGGGCTGCGTCGTTGGTGGCGGTACCACTGTTAACACCACGACCACTGTTCAAGTGGCTGGCGTTTTCATGGGTTGCTCGTACATCAACTCTTCCAACCAGCGTATTTATGCGCAGTACTACCCGGCAAGCACCACCGGTACGCCTGACGGCGTGAACTCGATCCAAGCGTATGTTGCTGACGATCCTGATCTGGTGATGAAGTGCGCGATTGTGTCTGCTACCACCACTGTGGCGCAAGCTACTCGTGCTAACTTGGTTGGCGGCAATGCTCAGCTGATTAACAACGTGGGCAGCACCATCACTGGTGACTCGCAACAAGCTATTCTGAACGCGGCTGGCACGACCAGCACCTACACGTTCAAAGTGGTTGACGTTGTGCCGGATACCTCGCCCGCTGCTGGTTCCTTTGTCGAAGTCCTCGTGACTTGGACTCAGGGTGTTCACATCTACCGTGCAGCTGCCGGTATCTAAGGAGTAACACATGGCTATTTCACGCGCACAACTACTGAAAGAGCTGCTCCCCGGCTTGAACGCACTGTTCGGCATGGAGTATGCAAAATACGGCGAAGAACACAAGGAAATCTACGAAACTGAGACTTCCGAGCGTTCGTTTGAAGAAGAAACCAAGCTGTCCGGTTTCTCTGCTGCGCCGGTCAAGAACGAAGGCAACGCAATTGCGTACGACAATGCGCAAGAAGCGTGGACCGCTCGTTACCAGCACGAAACCATTGCCCTTGGTTTCTCGATCACCGAAGAGGCGATTGAAGATAACCTGTATGACAGCCTGTCGGCTCGTTATACCAAGGGTCTGGCCCGTGCTATGGCTTACACCAAGCAGGTCAAAGCAGCTGCGACACTGAACAACGGCTTCACCTCCGGCTATACCGGTGGCGATGGTCAAGTTCTGTTCTCGACCGCTCACCCGCTGGTGTCTGGTGGCACTAACAGCAACACGCAGTCCACGATGGCTGACCTGAACGAGACTTCCTTGGAAGCCGCCGTTATTCAGATCGCTGCTTGGACCGACGAACGTGGTCTGCTGATCGCCGCCAAGCCGCGTAAGCTGATTGTTCCGCCGAACCTGATGTTCGTTGCGACCCGCCTGCTTGAGACTGAGCTGCGTGTTAGCACCAACAACAACGACATCAACGCTCTGAAGAACAACGGCTCGATTCCGGAAGGCTACAGCGTCAATCACTTCTTGACTGACACCAATGGCTACTTCCTTTGCACCGACGTTCCGAATGGCCTGAAGCACTTCGTTCGTACTCCGCTGGCAAACAGCATGGACGGCGACTTCGACACCGGCAACGTGCGTTACAAGAGCCGCGAGCGTTACAGCTTCGGTTGGTCTGATCCGTTGGGCGTCTGGGGTTCACAAGGCGCGTAACACAGGCGGGGGGCGTAAAAACCCCCCGTTTTTTGTTTTTGGTGTATGCTCCGAATATCTGGGATTTTTGACCTGTACAGACTGCCCCAGCAGACTTAGTAGAGACAGTACGGGCATGTGCTACTACACAAGGAATATCAAATGGCTATCTCCACATTTGACGGCCCGGTACGGTCGTTAAACGGCTTCTACACCCAAGGCAATGGCAACTTCATTACCCTTGGCGCTACCGTCACTCTTTCTGTTGCCACTCACGCTGGCCACATCTTGTTGGTTCCGGCGACCTGCGCAATCACGCTCCCGGCCATCAACGCCTCTACTGACCCGACTTCTGCCGGTCCCGGCTCTGATCCCAACACCTTGAGCAACCTTGGTGTGGCGTTCACGTTCATCTTTACCGCTGCTTCGGCTGGCGCAACTGCCCAAACCAGTACCTGCTCCGGTAGTGATGCGTATGTTGGCCAGATCGCTGTTGCTGGTACGACCACTGCGTCGTTCAACTCCACCACTAGCACAATCATCACGCTGAACGCAACCACGACTGGTGGCGCTGCCGCTGGTAGCCGTCTTGTGCTGTCGCCGTTTGCTGCTAATAAGTGGTCGGTGCAAGGCTCGTTCGTTGGCTCTGGTTCCGTCGCCACGCCGTACAGCTGATCAATCTTCTTGGGGGGCTTCGGCCCCCTTTACTGAATCTCAAGGAGATTGACCATGCAGACAGATGTCTATTCTGGACACTTAAACAGTTCCGGATTCTTTATCAACTACCGCTCCCGCCTCAAGGGGATCATGTACACGTCGTCCGCAACGGCTGGTACGATCAACATGTGGGATGTAACTGCTGCGCCTTCAGCAGCGGCGACTGGCTATGCGCAGTCGGGATTCACGGTTACCGTCACTAGCGCCAACCACGGGTTGGTTACTGGAGACAGGATTGGTATTACGTTTGCCACCAATAGCGGCGTTTCTGCTACTAATGGCAATTATGTGGTTACCGTTAGCAGCTCTAGTGTGTTTACCATCACTGATGTCAATACTAGAACCATAACCAGCACGGCATGTACGTTCTCAAATGCTGGTGGGCGTTGGCTGATGTCGGTGGATACGGCTGCGTTGACGACTTCAGGTGTCCCGCAAACCCAAAGCATGCCAATTCCGGGTGAGGGAATGGTATGTATCAATGGTATCTACGGGCAGCTTACCAACCAAACTGGTGTAACCATTTTCTACGGGTGATTTGTGCAAAAC